TCCTTATAAGATTCCTGAAGTTAGAGCAAGAATAGATTTAACAATACATCACTTCCAAGATAAAGAAAAGTCTAGAGAACAATATCTAGATATGCTTGAGATGGCAGTAGATGAAGATCCAAAGTGTTCTCGTAGTCTTTACTACTTAGGCAGAGAGTATTACTACAAACAAAGATATTACGATTCATTACAAACTTTTAAAAGATACTTAGAAGAATCCACATTTAAAGCAGAGAGATCATACGCTCTGCGAATGATGGCAAAGTGTGATCCTGATAATGCTGAGAAACATTTAGAGAAATCAATAGAAGAATGTACTAGTAGAGAATCAGTATTAGCACTAGCTAATCATTACTATCAACAGATGCAGTGGCCTGAGTGTTTTAGAACTGCAACAAGAGCATTAGGTATAACTGAGAAGCAAACAGATTTTATGGCTGAAGGTTGGGCTTGGGGACATATGGCTGATGATTTAGTAGCGATAGCAGCCTGGCAATTAGGTGAGTATAAGACTGCAATAGAACACGGCGAGAAGGCGTTGGCCTTTAGTCCAGATGATGAGAGATTACAGAACAATTTAAAACACTACAGAGAGAAGATAAATGAGCACTCTTAACGAGATGGTAGATGAGATCAAGTCTAACCTGCAAGGTTATACCTTGCGACAAGATCGTATCAGTTATGTAAAAAACCCTGCTGGTTTAACTACTACTAGTACTGCTATCACTATCGGCTCTAGCTCAAACCTTGCTAAAGGTATTATTGAAATTGATGATGAACTTATTTTTATTGACTCTTTTGATAAAGCAACTAACGTACTTAACGTAATACCAGGATTTGGTAGAGGCTATCAAGGAACATCCCCTGCACCACATACAGTAAATGCTCAAGTTACTTTGGCTCCTACCTTTCCAAGAACTACAATTAAAAGGGCTATCAACGATACTATCAACTCTTTGTATCCTAGTCTTTGGGCTATCTCTTCATATACCTTTACCTTCAACGCATCCGTAACAACCTATGCTCTACCAGATGATGTTGAGGATGTCTTGTACATATCTTGGCAGACTACTGGATCAAGCCAAGAGTGGTTACCTCTAAAGAGATGGCGCTTAGATGGTATGGCTAGTGCTGCAACCTTTAACACTAATTCAACTTTAAATATTTATGACAATGTACAACCTGGTAGAACAGTTCAGGTTTGGTACACAACTACAGCTAATACATTAGATGCTAATACTGATGACTTTGCTGATGTTACTGGCTTGCCACAATCTTGTCAGGATGTGGTAACGCTTGGTGCTTCCTATAAATTACTATCATTCCTAGATGCAGGTCGTATTAATCTTACATCTGCTGAGGCTGATAATGCCGATAGCAAGACTCCATCCACTGCCGGTGTTTCAGCTTCTCGCTATATCTTTGCTCTGTACCAACAGAGATTAAACGAAGAGGCGTTGAAACTAAAGGACAAATACCCAATTCGTATACACTACACAAGGTAAGGAAGGTTAATGCCAACTCGTTTATATAGCTCCATCAGTGTTGAGACGACACTAGCATCTAGTATCAATAACTCAACTACATCAATGACAGTAGCAACTGGAACTGCAACCACCTTACTTGGTGGAGTTACCGTAGTAGCAAACAGTCAGTTTACTGTAGCAATAGATCCAGATACTATTAATGAAGAAATTGTTTTTATCACAGCAGGTCCATCAGGAGATACCTTTACAATAGTTAGAGGTAGAGCAGGATCATCTGCCGTAGCACACTCAACAGGTGCAACAGTAAAACACGTTCTAACCTCAGATGACTTAACAGCCTTTGCTGCTGGTATCTCACCAGTATCTAGTCTAGGTTTTTCTGGTTCAACATCTGGTACAACTACACTTCAAGCAACAGCAGTTGCTGGAACTAATACTTTAAGCCTACCACCAACTACAAGTGATACCTTAGTAGGAATTGCTGCAACTCAAACATTAACTAATAAGACTTTAACTGCTCCAGTTATTGATAATGCAAAGATAAATCTTTCTCTAAACCCTCAAACAGGAACTACTTATCTTTTAGTTGGTTCTGATTCAGGTAAGTTGGTTACAACATCAAATGCTTTAGCAATAGTTGTAACTATTCCACCTTCAGTATTTGCAGCAGGTGAGCAGATAAATGTTCAATCAATAGGTGTTGGTCTGACTAGTTTTGTAGCGGGTGCTGGTGTGACTATCACATCTACTGCTGCAACTCCTGCTGCTCCAATACTACGAGCAAGATATTCAGCTTGCACAATTATTTGTACAGCAAGTAACGCCTTTACAGTGATTGGAGATCTAACCTAATGGCAACCACATATAAAGTCTTAGGGCAACTAGCCCCAGCAAGTACATCAGGTGATCTATATACCGTACCTTCCCTAACGGAAGCAGTTATATCTACTATTAACGTAGTAAATACTGGTACTACTGATTCAACTATTAGTATAGCAATTCGTAGGAATGGTGCTTCTCTAGCAACCAATCAATATATTATAAATGGTTTAGTACTAAACGCTAAAGTTACACTTGCCTATACCTCTGGTTTAACCTTGGATGCAGCAGATGTGATCACAGTAATTTCAACAAATAATGATTGCGCTTTTAGCGCCTTCGGATCGGAGATAGCCTAATGTCAATATCACTAATTGGTGTAACTACTGGACCAACAGGACCTACGGGACCTACGGGACCAACGGGACCAACGGGTGCCACAGGCGCTGCTGGTGCTGTTCTTGCAATTAATGCTCAGACTGGTACCACATACACTCTAGTAGCAGGTGATCTTAACGATCTTGTAACTTTAAGTAATGCTGGTGCTATTACTCTTACAGTTCCTCCATCAGTATTTTCTGCTAATGACACTATTAACATTGCTCAAGTTGGCGCAGGACAAGTAACTCTTGCTCAAGGAGCAGGTGTAACTATTAATTCAAATGGTGCTACAGCTACTGCTCCTAAACTTAGAGTGCAATACTCATCAGCTTCAATTATTTGTACTGCCTCAAACACATTCTTAGTGGTAGGAGATATTGCCTAATGCCAATTATAGGAATTTTAGCCTCAGCCATTACAGGAAACTTAGGTTTATCTGTTAACTATCTAGTTGTCGCTGGCGGTGGCGGCGGCGGTGGTGGTGGTAATGCTTGGGCGCACGGTGGCGGTGGTGGAGCAGGTGGACTTCGCTCTACTGTAACTGCAACTGGTGGCGGTGGTTCTTTAGAAACTGCTTTATCTTTAACATTAAATACTTCATACACAGTAACTGTTGGTGCAGGTGGCGCAGGTGGCTTGGGTTATGCAAATGCTGGTGTTGCTGGAAGTAATTCTGTCTTTAGTACAATAACATCCACAGGTGGTGGAGGTGGTGGTACATTATCAAATAGCCCTAGTTCAGGTGGCTCAGGCGGTGGTGGAGGAGTACAAAGTCCTTATCAAACTGGTGGCGCACGAACTGCAAGTCCAGTACAAGGTTTTAATGGTGGTGATGGTGGTCAATACGCTAATGCTTCAACCTCTGGTGGAGGTGGAGGTGGAGGCGGTAGTGGTGGGCTTGGTGTTGCGGGTGCTAATTCTCAAGGTGGTAACGGTGGTATTGGCACAGGAGTAAGCATTTCAGGTTCTTCTGTAACTTACGCAGGCGGTGGTGGCGGTGGTGCATCTACTGGCGGTGGCGGAGGTGGCGGTACTGGTAATCAAGGCGGTGGTGGTAATGGTGGTAACGCTGCAAATCCTGGTAATGGTAATGATGGAACTGCTAACTTAGGTGGCGGTGGTGGTGGTGCTGCTCATAATGCTAGTGGTGTAAGTTCAACAGGCGGCGCTGGTGGCTCAGGAATTGTAATTGCTCGCTACTCTGGTACAACACAAAAAGCAGCAGGTGGAACTGTAACCACATCAGGTGGTAACACAATCCATACTTTTACTTCATCTGGTAATTTTGTTACTGGTGTAAAAGCAGAAGGTGGAACAATAACATTTATTTCTGGTTTTGCAGTACACACATTTACTTCATCAGGAACATTTACTCCGTTTGCAAACTTAACTGCTGATTATTTGGTAGTTGCTGGTGGAGGTGGAGGTGCTAATGGCGGTGGTGGAGCAGGTGGTTTACGCTCAACCGTTACAGCAACTGGTGGGGGAGGTACATTAGAATCAGCATTATCACTAACAGGAGGAACTTCTTACACAGTTACTGTTGGTGCGGGTGGCGCTGGAACTGGAAATGCTCAAGCGGAGCCTGCTTCTGATGGTAACAATTCAGTTTTCTCAACAATTACATCTACTGCTGGCGGTAAAGGTGGTAAACAATCTGCTGCTGGAAGTGCTGGCGGTTCTGGCGGTGGCGGTGGAAGATCTGGAGCCTCTTTTGCTGGAGGAGCAGGTACTGCAAATCAAGGTTATGCTGGAGGATCAAATAATAACAATGATCCATACGGAAATGGTGGCGGTGGCGGTGCTGGTCAAGCTGGAGAAAATGCACCAAATCCTGCTGGTGGTTATGGCGGTAGTGGAGTAGCAACTTCTATTACAGGTTCATCTGTAACTTATGCTGGCGGCGGAGGTGGCGGAGCTGGAAGTTCAGGTGGAGCAGGCGGTTCAGGCGGTGGCGGTGCTGGTGGTACTTCTGCGGGTGTGGCTGCAACTGCTAATACTGGTGGTGGTGGCGGTGGTGCAGGAGAGGCTGGTGCTGGTAGAGCAGGCGGAAGCGGCATCGTTATAGTAAGATATGCAATCTAACAAGGGGGCAATATGAGTAATGTAAGTAAAATTAAAGAAACTAAACCAACTCAATGTTTTAGTTATGAAGTAAATATGTTAGTGCATATTATTGCTGATGATGAAGTAACTGCCAAAGCACAACTTGATGAAAAAGGCGGAATAGTAACAAAGCGAGATGTTAAATTAGTAAACACAACAACTCTATACGGAGAAGACAAGGATAAATAATGGCTCATTATGCAAAAGTAGAAGACGGTGTGGTAACACAAGTTATTGTTGCCGACTCTAAAGAGTGGTGTCAAGCAAATCTAGGTGGAGAGTGGGTACAGACCTCCTATAACACACACGGTGGAGTTAACTCCCGTCAAGGTGGAGAAGCATTACATAAGAACTATGCTGGTATTGGATACACTTGGGATGGATCAGGCTTTGCAGCCCCACAACCATTTGCCTCTTGGTCAAAGAACTCAGATACTTATCTGTGGGAAGCACCAACTCCTATGCCAACTGATGGTGAGCGTTACACTTGGGATGAAGCAACAACTTCTTGGGTTGAGTCACCAGCTCTTTAAATAATGATTTACTTCCTAGCTTATCTAGGATTCTTTTGTGGTCTAATAATTGGATACATTTATGGGAGGTCTAAATAATGCCATTTGGCGATGATATTACCGAAGGCATCCCGTATGTCTTATCCAACCCTGCTGGTGCTACAAACTACTCAGCTACTGGTGTTAATTATGATATGGCTATTGCCGGTCAGCCATTCTTTATTGCAGCCTCCGATGATTCCCCTTATCGTAGAGTAACTGCAAAGTATCGTAAAGAACAGTATGACCAGACTAGAGAAGCTGGTGAGCAATCACTTACTGGCTGGTGGTTTAGATCTCAATCAACATTCCACCTTGGCGCTGGTATTAAATACTTTGAACCAGCACAGGATGAGTCACTTCGTTTCCAGTATACAGAGTCTAAAGGTGTAGAGGTCTTTACTAAAGGACAGGTTACCCTATTAAATAGCACTGCTAGTTTTCAATCAGCAACAACACCTCAATTGATAGGTGTTAATGATGGCACTAATGACTGTATAGTTTTTTCAGATGGCACAGCAATAAAGAAGAAAACATCTGCTGGCGCAGATACCACCTTTTCTCAAGCAGGTACACCTTCAACTATCTTTAGCATTACAACCAATGGTAAGCAGTACTTCTTTATAAATGGTACCCACGTTCACAGAGGCAACCTTGCTGGTTCTACTAGCGATGCTGAAATCTACAACGCGACTGCTACTACTCGTGCCACTATTCGCTTTGTTAAGCAACGTCTTATCGCTGCTATTAACAACGTTATCTACGAATTAGATGCTAACAATACTAGCGGTGCGCTACCTACTGCTTTATTTACCCATCCCAATACCTCTTGGGTATGGTCATCTATATCAGAGGGACCTAGTGCTATCTACATATCAGGATATGATCCTAATGGAACATCCTCATCTGTCTTTAAAATTGTCTTAGATGTAACTAATGCTAACGCGTTAGGTTTTCCAAGCCTTGAAACACCCACAGTTATTATTGATCTACCAGAGGGTGAGCGCATAAATGACTTTGATGTATACCTTGGTACCTATGCAGTCCTTGCGACTAATAAAGGATTTAGAATAGGTGTATCAGATGCCACTGGTAACATCCAGTATGGCCCTTTACTATTTGATCAAGCTAGTTGTAACTCAATAGCATTTAGAGATCGCTTTGCTTATATTGCAACCACTATTGATGGTGAAGCAGGGTTAGTAAAGGTAGATTTATCTACAACTGTAATAGCTAACAGCCTAGTATTTCCTTGGGCCTGGGATCTAGTAGCAAGTGGTATCGCTGCTGCATCTAATCAGGTAGCCTTTTTTGGTAATACAGATAGAGCAGCCTTTACCTCTGGCAATGTTATCTACGCTGAGTCCACTGGTAGTAAGGTGGCAAGTGGTTACTTGCAAACAGGTTTTATACGATACAACACATTAGAGAATAAATTATACAAGTTACTTAATCCTAGAATAGATACCACAGATGGTGCCATAACTATCAGGTCTATTGATTATGCGGATACTGAATACAATATAGGTGGTTTTGCTCAAGGTACTGCAAGCAGTGAACTAGGTGTGCCTTATCCTAACTCAGCACAAGAGTATCTTGCATTTAAATTTACTATGACTAGATCATCTACTGATGCAACTAAGGGTCCACTATTTACTGGATACCAATTAAAGTCTTTACCTGCTGTGCCTCGCCAAAGAATAATCCAATACCCTTTGTTCTGCTATGACCACGAGAGCGATAACTTAGGTGTTGAGGTAGGCTATGAAGGTTCAGCCTATGATCGGTTGAGTCAATTAGAAGCAATAGAAAATGTAGGAGATACCATCAGAGTAGAAGACTTTAGAACTGGTGAGTCCTACATTGGATTAATTGAAGAGCTTGACTTTATAAACAGAACCCCAAGTGATAGACGATTCTCCGGATACGGTGGATTGTTAATCGCTACTATTAGATTGATATGATAATATGACACCGAACGAATGGGCAGGGCTGGCAGTAGCGGTAACTACATTAGTAGGAACATTAGCAATGACAGTCAGGCACCTTGTTAAACATTTCTTATCAGAACTTAAACCGAATGGTGGCTCAAGCCTCAGGGACTCCGTTGATAGGCTAGACGAAAAAGTTGAGTTTCTAACAGAATTAGTATTACAGTCACTAAAGAAATGAGTAAGAATGACAACTGTTGTAAAGAGAGCAACACCTGCTGCAATAGCTGTGCTACGCCAAGCAACAGCGTTGTATCCGAAGCGCAACAGGCTATCAGACGGGTTGTTGCCTTCATCGGCACACATTAAACAAAGCCCTAACTCAGATCACAATACTGGATTAGCAGTTGATTTAACCCACGATCCTAAGAATGGTGTTGATTGTGTGGAGATATTTGAGAAGTTAAAAGAAGATGCAAGAGTTAAGTACCTAATATTTCAGGGCAAGATCTGGTCTAAAGAAAAGGCTAAAGAGGGCAACCGTACCTATACTGGTAGTAATCAACACAATAAACATTTACATATTTCTATTAATGATGGGTCAGCAAATGACACATCACCTTGGTTCTGGTGGATGAATCAACCTAAAGCGATCAATACTTTGATTGCTTCGGTTATGACTACACCAGCAAAGAAAGCATATAAAGTCCCAGTGTGTACCTG